TAATTCCAGAGAATCCCTGAACATTTTTAAAGTTTGGAATATTTTCCTTAATTGCGGGTGGAATTTCTACAATCAAATTTGGTGGATTTGTATTCGTATAACCAAATCCAACATTATCAACAGAAACTGATGAGACTGCTCCATTTAAAATTGTTGCAGTTCCAGTTGCAGTTGTTCCAATTCCAACTCCAATTCTTTGTGGTGCAGCAAATTTAATAGGTATAGTTGTGGTGGTATATCCAAACCCAGTGTTTGTTATTGTGACTCCAGAAATAGATCCATCATTAGAAACTGTTGCTGTAAATGCGGCAGAAACTGGATCGCTACCACCAACAATAAGTCCACCAAAACTATCAATGTTGATACCATAATTCGAATCTTCATAATCAAAGAATTGTGCATCATCAACAAAAATCATCTGAGAATCTGTATTTACATCACCGATTATTTTTGCAGTTGGATAAACTCTTGGTTCATAAATGTCTCTCGTTTTGTAAATAACATCACCTTTAATGTAAAGATCTTTTTTCTGCTTAATCCAATCGACAGGTCTATAGATCGTTTCATTAATTCCTGTACCAACATAATTGTCGGTCTCAATATTATCGGATCCAAGAATATCAACAATAGTTCTACTTCTTGATTGAGAATTGACTGATGAATCAAATGGAATCTTCTTAACCAAGATATTATCACCAATCTTCAATGTCTCATCAACATTAACAATAATACTATCAACTCCAAGTTCTCCAAGATAGAAGAAAATATCAACTTTGTCTTCTGGATCTGGTGCCTCAGTAAATATAAAAGAAGTTCCTCCATTGAATGTATATGCACTACCTGGAGTTTGAATAACACCATTTACAAAAATTATGAGAACAGAATCTAGATCAATTTCTGAAGATAATTGATTATCAGAGTCCACTTCAAATGAAACTAAATCACCATTAAGGAATAATGGGAATCTCTTTCTAATCCCATTTTGGAAAAATTTAATACTATCAATATAATTCATTTGTCCAAATGACCAAGATGAGAATTGATCATTAAATATTTCCGTAACTTCAAGTTGGAACTGGGATATTGGTTGAGAAAGACCCTTTGCCGTAACAAGACCAACGGGAGTAAATACATCACCAACTTTAAATCCATATCCACTTCTGGAAATTTTAAATGAATCTACGCTAAAGAATGTTGAACCCAATCCAACTGGTGCAGTTGCAGACGCACCAACAGTAACATTTAAGAGTAAATTAGTTCCAGTATCTGTTGTTGCTCCAACACCAAGTCTAGAAACACCTACAACTTCCAAATTATCATATGATGGTTGAGGAATAGAAATAACTGGTTCATTATAACCAGACCCACCATCATTAATAGTAAATATTAAAGTACCACCAATTCCAACGGTTGCAGAAATATCTGCTGCTGTTCCAGTATGATTTAAATCGGTAACTCCAATAGAAACCGGTCCTCTATATCCAGATCCACTATTTAAGGTAAAGTATTGATATACTGTACCAAATCCAATATAGTTATGTTGAATAGTGCTAGGTCCAACATTAACACTGATCTCAGTGTCTGATAGAATATTTACAATGTCATAGGAGAGATCAATTTGATTTGGATTCTGATCTGGGAAGAATGAAGTAATACCTGGATTTGTTGGGCAAGTAAATCCTAATCCCGATAATTTTACCCTATCTCCACCAGACAATCCATGAGCACTATCAGTCTCAATTATAATGATACCAGATTGATTATTATAAGATGCTGTACTTACACCAAGACTTCCACCAGTAATAGTTGTACCAATTCCAACGATACCAATAATCGATCCAGAATTGTCTAATTCTGCTCTAACTTCTGCACCAATAAGGGGTGCATATCCTAAACCAGGAGTTGAACCAAGAGATACAATTAAACCACCTCTTGGCAATTGGTTTTGGTTGATATCAAAATCTGATAGAACATAAGATCCATCAGTTGATGTAATCCCAGTAAATACAATACTAGAAATTCCTGCCACTGTATCATTTTCAAATTCGTAATTATTTCCTGCATTGTTAAGTGTTGATGGTGTTTGGAATATTCCATTGATGAAAACGACACCATTTCCATTTTCAATACCAGTTGTATTGATTCCTTGGACATTTACTGTATATGTTTTACCAATACCTGTAAAGTCATCGGATAGATCATCAAATATCATGTTGGTATCATAATTACTTCTCGTAAATGTTCTACCGGAGAATGATGCCTTAGTATAAGGAAGATTTGATTGATTTCTTCTCAATCTTGCATTTCCTTTTGGTGGATCAGTAAACCAAACATCAGACCCTACAATATTATAAGATCCTCTATAAATTTGAATATTTGTTCCATCAGTATGTGTTGCTTCTGTTGATCCAAGAGATGCTCTTATAGTAGAAACTGTGTGGAAAGTTGCACCAATACCAGATTGAATGATTCCATTAATTGGACCCAAAATGTTACCACCAACATTAGTACTAAAACCAACCTCAGTAATCTTCATATATTCATTATCAATTTTGAGAATATCTCTTGGTTGAATTGATGCAATTCCACTAATATTAAATGTGGAGATCCCTGTTACAAGAGTACCATTATTATTTTCAAGTTGATATTGCAATGGTGTAAATGTTAATGGTTGTTGAACAACACCATCAAGAGAAATTAATGTCTTAGTTAATTTCTTAGTCATTTCCAGTTCATGAATATTTCCAAGACCCGAATCAATAAATGTAACTCCTATTCCAGAATTTGCATATGATCTCTTTGTTGCAAGTTTAAATTTACTTGGAGAAATTACAATTGGATATACTCTTTCTGGAAGTCTATCGGTCACTATTCCAAGATAATTTTCAGTACTACCAATTCCCATAGCACTTTGACCAATACCAGTAAAAGTAGATTTTGGAGTATAAATCAATTCTTCGCCAGTATTATAAAAGTGGTTTGGAATATTGAATATCCCAGTCACATAATCTAATTTAGTGGTGTCGGATGGATTAAATTTCTTTACAAAAATTGGTGTTCCGTTATGTTTTAATTCGAAATTGACCTTGTTTATTCTTGACCCATTTAATCCATCAAAGGAAGTAACAAATATATCATCATTAATTGTTCCATATTCAAGGGTTGTTGGTTCGTTATCAAAGTCACTTTCAGTATACAATACACGATTAAACGCTTGTACCTCAGCATCAAATCCAGCATCTGGATAGAAATTAACATAAAAATCTGTTCCAGAAATTTCTCCACCAAACGTTCCAAGACCAGTTACCGTATTAGTTGGTGCAAAAGGACCTGCTACTGTAACCACATCTGATTTATTTGTGAGGAAAGTTACTTGATGAATAGCAGAAGTATTTCCTGCTGATACTCTCACTAAGGAAGTGACTGAAGTAACATTGTCAACATTGAAAGTTCCAAATCTAACTGTGCTTGTTCCAGAACCATATGTTGATTCGTATCTAGCACTCTTTTCGGTTCCAGTAGGTTGACCAGAAACTAAGAATCTTGTTGTTCCAATGCCAGATTCAGTTGAACCAAATCCAACTACATTTGCTCTAACATTTAAAATACTATCAGTAGAACCATTACCAACTCTAAGAGAAACTATTCCAGCATTTGAATCATAGACTGCTGTGACGATTCCTATAAAATTATCACTTATAGGTACCATTTTATCATCAAAATAATATTCACTAATATAGGTATCCGTCCCATCAAAATCTAATGCTGCCTCAACATAATTGAATTGATTAGTTGTAGTATTTAAAATTTCAAGTCCAGCGTATAATCCATTGAATTTATCATCCTCAAATTCAACAATGGTTTTTTCGCTATTTGCAGTTCCGACAGTTGTAATTCCATTTACTGTAGATCCTATCAGATTAATTGACCCAATAGTTTCTGTCCCTAGTCCAGAATTTGTGTTTGTAAAAGTTTTCTTTAAAACTTTTATATCATGATCTCTATCGTAAGGATCAACTGGGGTGAATAGAAGTGTCTTTCTTGCACTAGTATCAACTTCTGCACTAAAATATCCAAGTCTTTCTACGGCATATGTTTTTCCAATTCCAACAAAAGATGTTGACTTTTCAAATAATGTGCTATCAATATTTGTAGTATGTAAAATAAGTTCACTTACCTGAGATTCAAAAGTATCTGGATCAACAATTTGGATCAGATAATTTACAATAGTATCTGTTGATTCTATTTCCTCAACTTCTATAAAGAGATCTTGGAAACCTTTACTTGAAAATCTTCCACTAATATCATCATGTATAAGAACCCTATTAGATCTACATTGTGTATAATCTGAGAGTTTAGAATTTTCAAATCTTAAAAACTTTGATTGATCTGGATTAGTTTTTGTGTCATAATCAGTAGCGTTGTCAAAGTTATTGATTGTATCAACTCTTTTTTCATTGACAACATCAAGAACTGCTATAGAATATGCAGAAGCTTGAATCGATGTGCCCACATCTGTTGTGGATACAATTCCAACATCAGCAAAATTCTTCATTCCAGCTGGATGTAAAACACCATTTACTGGATTTGAGAATTCGTCCCAAGTTATTGGACTCTTAATTGAGTATGATAAATTTTGATAATAATCATTATTTGGAGTAACCTGATAATCTTCACTTATTTTACCAATATCATCATTCCATCCAATATTTTTCTTGGATGAGTAATCAATTATGAATTTAGATCTATTTTCATCAATACCTATAACATCTGCAATAGCACCACTAACTTTTCCTTTGATCTTACTTCCTTTTTTAAGATCATATGTACCAGTAATTTTTACATAATCTTGCTCAACAGAAACAATAGATAAATCAGTCTCAAAATATCCGGTTCCAACACTGACAAAAATATTTTCATTAATGAAAAACTCAGATCTTTCTTTTATGACATCAATGATTGGATAATTTTTGGAATTTATAATAGTTGCATATCCAGACTGGAATGTTTTTGCAATACCTGGATTTGTTGTCAATCCAATATTGGAATTGTCAACCAAAGAGTATGTTAATTGTGCTGGACTTGTATTTACATATGATTGAACTTGGAAAAATCTATATTCATAATTTTCAGAGTTATATCCAGTTCCACCACCAACAAGATCAATTCCTTCTACATAAATGTAATCACCAGTTTGGAATGGGGCAGAACTAAATCCAAGAATAGGTGTATTCAGAGTACAAGTAGCAACACCAGAGTTACTTGTAATTATAGAACTAATACCAACACCATTTGAATTATCAATGGCGATAATTCTATGTGGATCAGATTTAATTCCAAATATTGGTGATATTTGCTCAATTTCGGATATTGATCCGTTAGGTGCTTTTGCTAATAAGGAAGTGCTATCAACAATCTCATTAGTCTCATTGTTTACAAGAATAAGACTTGGTGGTGTAATGTAATTCTTTCCACCAAATTTAATTTCAATCTCTTTAATGGTGTCAAAATTATCAATAGTAACTCTTGGTGGGATAATTGCTTCTGGTCTTAAAGTTTTATCGGAAGGATAATCATATCCTGGATCTACAATCCTAAATGAACGTATTGTACCAACATCAGTTGAGATTGCTACAATGTTAGCATTCAATCCATCTGTTGTATCGACATCAATAAATTTAGGAATTTGTTTAAAATTATATCCTTTATTTGTAATTTTTACTTTACTAATTGCACCAGTTAATGTGGATGATGATTTTGTATTGTACTTCAATATATCAAACTGGTCTTTTGAATAATTGAGTACTTTTGGATATTTTACTGGTGAAATTGTAAATGATGTTGTAGTTACACCAGAAATTGTATATGTGCCATTATATTCACTATCAATATAATTTATTTCAGAATAATTAACAACATCCTTATCTGCTGTGCTAATGAATCCAGATTTTTCGAGAGCATAATATAATTTTGATGGAACATTTTCGGAGTATCTTATGGAAACATAACCAGTCCCTGTTCCAAATCCAACACTGCCAACTCCAATCACGTTGAAGTTTTGGGTATCAAAAGAAGTTACATACTCATCTTTAAAATCCTTATCTCTGAATAATTTAAAATTATAACCATTTAGTGTAGGATCACCAACATTAAATCTAAGTTCGGAATTTTTAGTAACATCAATCTTTGGATTAATAAGAGAGAATGTATGTGTCGTATCGCCAGTTCCGACAATATTTACTTCATTCTCAAATTCTGGTAATGTTTCATAATAAGTTTCTGCCAATCTAAATGTATTTCTGCTATCTTCAATAACATAATAAGTTCCAGTGCTTAATCCAGAAGCAACTTTAATACTATTGTAATGTATCTTATCACCAGTTTTAAATCCGTGATTTGTAAAAGTTATGGTATTGTTTGTTGTGTTGATTCCCGTTGAATTAATTCCAGTTGGATTTATTAACAACTTCTTATCAATTGGATCTAAAGCAAGTGTTAAAGCAGCAGTAGATCCAAGACCTACAACAGTATTTGGTTCTAACGTAAGTCTGATTTGATCACCTATTTCCAATCCATGAGATGAAGCAGTACTGACAACTGTAGTTACCCTGTCAATATCACCTGTTATTTGTGTGAAATTAGTCTCAAATTTGTAGGATGAATCATCCGATCCATCACTGTAGAAAAATAATCCTTCACTACTAGTACTAAGTCCAACTTGTGTAGTCAATCCAATAAAATCACGACCCTTGTCAATAATATAAACATCTGATGTTCTAGAAAAAGTATCTGGTAAGAAGAACGTATTTAATTGATCTGGTGTATTACCAACAATTAAAGAGTTTGTTCCTGGTTTTGAAGATTTGGTAAATGTAACTTTTTGTCCTGTTTTGAATGGATGATTTTCAATATAAATTGTTCTACAAGGAACAAAAATAGATTGAGATGTAAGTCCAACATTATATGTTTTCTCACCACCCCTTGAAGATCCTCCTGTTGTAGTTCCAATTCCGACTGACTGTTGTGTATTAAAGAAGACAATATCGTTTCTCTTTGATACAAATGAACTGGTCTTTATTGGCAAAGATAATCTATCACCAAGGAGATTAAATTTACTTCCCAGACTATGTGCAACACCAGTTCCACCATATCTTCTAATTCTCAGAGTGCCATTGTTATAATTATTCAAAATAGTGACAATCTCAGATCCAAGATCAGATACGATAGTTGCAGTTGCTCCAATAGAAATTGTTTCCGGAACATTACTTACAAAAATGTCCTGATAAACTCCACCAGCAACAGTGTAACTACTCATAGTCGCTGCTAACGAGACAGTCTCTGTTGAGAATCCTACTTTTTTAGATCCAAATAAATTTTTAATTGAATAAAGAGATGTATTAATTCCGGTATTATCTGCAAAAACACGTTTTGTATTGCCTATAAGAACAGTATCATTATTAACTATTGGTGAGAATCCTTCAAGTTTATATGCGGAAACATTATTTTCATCATCCCACTCAAAAACACAATTTTCAAAACTATCAATAGATGTTGCTAAACTATCAATGGGTTTACCTTCCAATTCAGAAATTTCTGCCCTAAGACCTATACCACTAGTTCCTGTATAATCAAAATTTATTCTCTCACCAATTCTATATCCAGTTCCACCATCAATTACTTTTACGTCAGAAATTTCTCCCCTATTAGTGGAATTGATAAGGGTTTTTTGTTCATAATCTTCATATGATTCAATGAGAAAATCATAATCTGCGTCTTTATCATTGATTTTATATGGAAATGTATTTCTAACCAAATTTGAACTATTAAAGTCATATGACTGATTTAAAGTTTTGTTTTCCTGTATAAAATCAGATCTAAAACTATTACCAATAAAATATGGATAACTTGGTTCTAAATCATTCGAAGTTGTGCTGGTAGTTACACCACAAAAGTATGCATATACTCCATTTGGGAATTCTGGAGTCTTGCAATATCTTCCATTATGTGCATCCAATACTCCACTATTGTCAAACTTATAGTCCTCAATAAAGAACCCATTTGAAAATGTTGTAGGTCTGTTTTGAACAGAAGAAGAATTTAATGTATATCCAGTTTTGAGAATTCCCACCCCAGACTGAATATCATTGGGATCATTATATCCATAAGGTCCATAAATTGGATTTCCATCATATGCCCAACCAACAATAGGTGAGTGGTTATTTCCATCATCACCATAGTTTGATGCCAAATCTGTTGAGTATCCATAAATTCCATACACTAAGTTATTTTCAGTATCACTTTCGTATAGATTTGAAAAGATCTTTGAGGTTCTTAATTTTGAATATTCACCAAATCTCTTTGCATCGTTGACAGTTAAGTCTCTGACTCTGCAGTCAAATAATGCACCCGACCCTCTTGGTTCAATGTAAATCTTAGTTGTATTTGGGTCATATCCAATGCCGCCATTTATAATGACAATATCAGTAATTGAACCATTATTAATTACTGGTCTTAAAATAGCACCACTTCCAACTTTTCCATCATCTGCAATAATTTCAGGAATAGAAAAATATTCACTACCTTGTGATAAAATATTCACATCGACGATTCTTCCGTTAGAAATGACAGGTCTCATTTCTGCGGATTTTCCATTTTTCAGTGAAATGGTTGGTTTTTTATGTAAATTTAAAACACTTGAACCATATCCAACACCAGCATCATACATATATGCATCAATAATTTCTCCTGTTACAATAGGAGTAAATGTGAATGTATTAGTAAATGTTGAACCGAGAGAAACGTTTACTATTACTTCAATATCAGGATATTTAAAGATTTGATATCCTGTTCCGACACTATTTAATTTTGTATATTTTGATCGTGTAAGATCAGTCGTTACAGTTCCTGCAATTCCTACATTGATCAATCTAAACTGATCCGAATCTAACTTCAAAATAGAATATCTATTTGAAGTACTTAAACCAGAGATAACATCTCCAGTTGTAGAATATTCTACAATATCACCATTTGAAAATCCATGATTTTTAACTGAGATAGTATCAAATTCTGTAGAAATACCAGAAGATGGAACTCTAAGTTTTCTATGCTGATATCCAGACCCACCCGACAATACAGTTACTTTTCTTAGTGTTTTGTCTGGAATTGTTCTGAACTTATGAATACCAGTTACATTGGTTGTTGTTGAAAATCCAATGGTATTAATTCCTGCAACATAGTCCGACTGATTGTTGTATAATCTAATGGTTGATGTATTAATAAATTCTGCAATATATTCATCCCCACTTACCAACTTTCCGGTTGGTATGTTATTTTGATCATCAAATAATCCAGTATCTAATGCATTATTTCCATTTTCATTATAGATAATAATTTGTCCACTCGTAAAGTTGTGTGGTTCTAAAAATGAAATTGTATCACTATCAAGATCAACTCCACCACCATAGTTAATGTCGCGACTATCAAATTCAACTTCTCTAAAAATATCATCAATAACTGGTTCAATAAAACATCCAGTTCCATTTCCACCAATTAAAGATAATGAAAATACTTCATTTAAGTTAAAGGTTTGTGGATCAACAAATATACTTTTAACACTACCAGAAATAACAGGTTCTATAAGTGCTGTTTTTCCAAGTCCAGGCGATATTTCAATCTTTGGTGGATTCATTACATCATAATCTTTTCCACCATTGATAACTTCAAATTCTTTAAGTGGACCATAATAAATTTTATTTCTAGAATTAGGACTTGTAATTTCTACACCATCGACTAATGTGCCAACACTTCCAAATCCTCTTTCATTGATTTTTGCAGAGGCACGATTTTGTTGAAGAGGGAACTTTCTTAAAATTTTATTTGGACCAAGAATTCTGCTCTTGTGTCTATTCAATGTAAAATAATGTGTTGATGAAATTGGATTTGGTCCAAATCTAACAATACTATTTCCAGAAAGAAGCGACTTAGATGAATAAAGTTGAATTGCATTTGGAGAAACAACTTTAATAAAATAACGTTCCCCAGAAGATAATCCAGTGAGTGGATTTAATGATGTGTATACTACTTCATCACCATCAATAAACTTGACATTAGTTGAAAATTTTATAGTTCCATATGTTTGTAAAACACTATCATAACTATCCAGATTTGCTGAGGTTCCATCTGGAATTGTGGATTCGACAATTTCATCTACAATATCATATTCTGGTAAAGAATGTGATGCGATATATCCATATTCGCTGTTATCATCAGTATATACATTTAAGACATTGGAAATATAACTACCATTTCCAAGAGATAATGGAATTCCTGCACTGTTTACTTTTTTAAGTTTTCTCCTGATATCATATGATGCTGTTGGAGATGCAGTAAATGAAAAAAGATTGCTTAAAACAACCTGATTCGAAAGTGTATTAATACTAGAAATAGTTGCATTTGGTGCAACAACAGTATTACTATTGCGCATTAAAACTTCAACAGTATCACCAACTCTCAAACTAGACTTATCAATCTTACTTAAAACAGTAAATGTTGATCCAAAAATTGAAGAAATTTTATGTCTTGTGCTTGTATTATAAATCCATGAATTTGCAAATGATTGCTTATAAGACTTATTTTCATCTGGATTTTCAATTATCTCACCAAGACTTTTAACAAGAACTTTCTCATTATCATTAATTTGATTTATCTGACTCAGTGTTTTGAGTTCCGAAAGGACACCAGTTATGCGAAGATCAACTCTCTTTGTTGGATCTCCATTTGCATAACCATAAATTGTGTCGTTTGCTCTAACAGCATCCCCGACAGAAATATTACTATTGATACCACTACAATCAAAAAATTGATTAATACTCTTTGATGTGTAAGTAATTGTATTTGTTCCAGAAATGATAGTTCCAGATTCTGGAAAACCAATTGTCGAATCAACCGAAATAATGCTAGAACCAATAACTGAAGGTTCTAATACCTTGGAATATCCAGGAACATCAAAAATACCCTCAATTAAATCTCTATCATTATATCCAACAAAAAGTTCAATTCTATAATATGTTCTATTATTTCTTGTAAAAATTTCTACATTAGAAACTGATGCATTTGTAGAACTATCAGTTGAACGATATATTGTTTGACCTTGCAATTCAAATGGATCGCCAGAAATATTTTCTGCTACAATAACTTCTCTTCTTACAAAGTTTGCACTAGATGGTTTAATTAATCTATCTTCAAGATCTAATACTGTTGCTTCTACACCATAAAGAACTTTGAATAAAATCTTTACCGATTCCTCAATTCCTTTGGATTGATAAAAATTTCTTGCATGTTTAACAAAATTAGCAACATCAAGATCAGAAACAAAATCACTATCTTCTAATCCAGGTGTAAAAGTTCTCTTTAATTTCTTATAAAATTCCTGCAGAAAAAGAATACTCAAATTTGAGACAGTATCATTCTGCTTATGTGATGTGGCAGAAGTCTCTGAAAAAATTACATTCTCAGTATTTACATTGGTATTGTACCTTACTGACTGTGAGTCATATCCAGTGACACCGCTAAATCCACGAACACAACCAATAAATTCAGTTTCAGTTTTACTGGTATATGTGATAATTTCATCATTGATTTTCAGAAGACCATATTCATCTGGAAATCCTTTCGTTGAAGATACTGTAATTGTAGTAGAATTTTCAAAAATATCACTAGAAAGAGTTGTTTCACCGACAACAACTTCTGGTGATAAATTATCAACTCTAATATAGCGATCAAGATTAGTAATGAGATCACTATTACCACCTTGATATTCCTGAGAAATATAATATTGTTTAAAAAATTCAATTGCTTTTGGAAAATCAGCAAGTACGAATTCTGGAAGTTGGCTCTCAATAATCTTATTGAGTTGCACTCTCTTCTCAAAATGGGTCATATTTTACTTCCTCTCTAAGGTTCCGTTAGAATAACTTGATGTATAGTAGTCTCTTGTAAAGGCGACGCCAGAAATGTCCTCACCAGATGCAATGACATCTTTTATCATATTTATTGAACTACTTGAAACATTAAAACTTAAATATAAGTCTTTTAGTCCAACAACATCGTTTGATTCTGGATATGCCTGAATCTCTATAATATCGTTAGGTTTAGTAGTTTCTGTAATATTAACTGTATTGAGGATAATCTCCCCTGTCTCATAGTTAACTGACCCTGCTTCCTTGGCAACAACAACTCTATTTCCTTTTGAATCTTCCTTAACAAGGGAAAGAATTCCAGTTTTTATATTCAATGTTGTTGGTCTTCTTAAGAAAATATCTGCTGCTTGGGTAGAACTAGATACTAAATTTGCTCCTGTGCCAATATTTGGTGCATCAGTGATGTATACAGTAGATGACTCTCCTGCAATCTTAAATCCAGTAGACTTGATATTCAAACCATTTGGATTTACATGGAATCTATTTCCAAAACAAAGTTCATATTGTGCAAACTGGTTTTTAAGAATCTTCATATCTCTTCTAATTCTAACCTTAGTAATATTAGAAGTGATTGAATCATCAACTCTATCAATTAATTGGAGGACTTTACTATATTTAAATCTTCCACCAAACTTATTCATATCAACGCTCTTAGAATAATTCGTCAAAGCATTGGTAATATTTGTCTTTAAATTATCTACACTAGAAATTTTTGATGTATTATAGTAAATTGATGAATCGATTTCAACATAAAGAATTTTTAGATCTACAATACTTTGATTGATTCCTGCAATAGAATATTGTTTAATCTTGTTTAAAATATTTTGCTTATCAAAGTCAGATACATATGTACCATTCTTTGGTTTAATACTAATTTGAACAGACCCATAACGTGGTGGTGTCAATTCTTCTCCACCAACAACAGAAACAGACTCAGTGTTTGGATAGATTGACTGAATAATTGCCTCATAGTCTCTTGCCGTAACCGCTCTGTACTGTGCAGAGTAGAGTCTAGGAGCGAAGTATTTGATGGATGAGATATTCTCTATCTCACCACCGTTCATTGCCCCCTGTACGGTCGTTACAGACACTGATGATGATGGAATGACTCTAACATCACTTTCATCTACAAAATTGCCTTGGAAGTCAAATTGTGAAGGACCATTACCTGCTTCACCATCAGTAACGACATAACGAACTGTTATAACAGCATTATTTTCTAATTCCTTACCAAAATACCCATCACCAAATAATAATTCATATCTCTCATCTTGCACTTCTTGTAGTAAGAAGATTTCTGAATTTTTATTCAGATTTAAAATATTATCAACTGCAGCATATTCTCTACCAAGACCATTATCATTGATTCCTTTTACAAAAACTCTAATGGTAGATGTATCGATACCTGGATTATCTAAGATAAAACGTTGATCAATCGACTTATTAACTAAAAACTGCCTACTCAGGAATGAACCTTGATAGACTTTAATTGGATTACTTGTTGTGCCAAACTGTGCAACACCATTTACAACATTTGCACTAATGTCCTCTGGTACTGAGAAGCGATAGGTTGTATTATCAAACGCTCCAACACACGTCAGACCCGCTCTAAGGGTGATAAAAGAACTTGTAGTAGTCGTTGGTACTGCAAAGGTTACGTTCGCTACTGCAGCACTTCTGGAACGTGGTATGTATCCAATGTTTCTTGCAAGTGATACCACATTTTCACGAACTGTTGCCGAATCTAAAAACGATTCATTGACAATCAGATTTGCATTAAATGCATTAATATAGGTATTGTATGCAAGAGTATCAATTAAAACAGAAAAATTAGATCCTTCAAAGTCAAAATCCGTGAAATTTGAATTTGCACGCAGATATGACTTGATTTCTGTCTTAATTTGATCGAAGTCTAGGTTTGTAAATTGTGTAAAAGGCATTTTTTATCGTGTTGCCTCTAGTAAAAATGAAAATTGTTGTGTTGGTACGTCTTGACCAATGATATCGAAGATCACGTTAACATCAAAACTATTATCATCAGGTCTTGGATCAACCTGAATCTTCAAATTATTGACTCTTGGTTCATAAAAACTTACCGTATTACGAATTTGATCCTCAATTATGGCAGCAGTTCCATAATCTACAAATTCAAATAGACTTTTACGAATATCTGTACCAAGAGTCGAGTTAAAAAAACGTTCAGTAGGTATAGTTTCAACCAAATTACGTACAGATCTTTTGATCGCACGCTCATTTGTTAACACAGGAAGATCTTTTGTCACTGGATGTGGATCAAAAGAAAAACTAATGTCCTTAAATGCTCTTGAAACCCTCTGAACTGCCATTGAACGAGTACTTTTCGTTCAATTATTTATACCTACTACCCAGAAATCTTACCATAATAAGGTTCTGTACCATAATTCCAATCATCATAGTCTTCATCATTACGAATTTTTTCATGAAGTTCGTTCTGTTTCTTAAAATCGTGCTTTTTAGGTGTCAAATCATCATTTGCAATCTCACGAAGCATCTTTTGATGCTGATGATTGCCCAGATTATCTAAAAAATCATGCATTTTATCGTCCTTATAGTAGTCTGTAACGAGTTTTGTGGTTCCCCACATCTCTCTCATGTACTCTGTGTTTCTATCGACAGGTGATTGTCCCATTTTAGCTCCTGATTTGCAAAGAAATCAGAACTTTTAGAGGGGTTGCTATCCCTTACTCAATATTTATTGACAAAAAAAGAGGGTCCGAAGACCCTCATTTGCATATTAACCTTTACCTTGTCCGCGATACATCTTACGCTTCCCATTACGAGAAGTAGCGGCATACTTTGTATGTTTTCCACATCCTTGACGAGTCTTCTTCGGTTTACCCGGCATAAAACCGTCTTTGTTCAAACCAACCTTTGCACGTACTGCCATAATACTTAATGCTCCTGAATAATTTTTGTCTCAATTTTTGAGGGGTCTGGAAAACCTTTCAAGTAATACTCTTTTGAAAGGTCTTCCATCATATCAAAGTATTCTTCCTCCGTCAAGTCTTCATAAAGAATTTCTTGATCATGGAGTATTGTATACTTCTCTGCCATTATATCAGATCACGCGAGTCTTTTCGTGACCAACGCGAATGCGAGGATCACACCAAATCTCAAATCCTGCCTCCTTTGCATCCAGACAGAATGATACATCTTCTCCACACATGTCTTGAACCTCACCAGATTCAAACACTTGCATCTTTGGTGCAAACCAAGGATACTTCATATCCTCATGCTCAAACACACCATTCTTAATCAACAACCAACCAAATCCTGCATAATCAACAGTAAATGGTTTCTTACGCTTTACAATACTCTCACCAGTTTCATGATTCATAACTCCACCATTATTTCGGAAATCATCTTCTTCCATCCAATGTGCCACAGAGGTCGTTTGACCGTCCTCAGTCATATACCAACCACTTGCAATATCCTTATCCATCAAAATTAATTGATAAAATTTCTCACTGTTAAACACAATGTCACTATCAATCCATAACTGATAATCATAATTTAATTTACCATCCCATGGTTTCTGATCGGGTCCACGCAGCACATTTGCCCCTAGGCACTTGCAACGTGCGAAATTTACCATCGAACTGTAATCTTGTGAAATCTGAATACTCGCTCCCGCTTGTACCAAATCAAAACACAATTGTACAAAGTTCTTCAAATACGTATAAGAGACTCCTCGTCCAGGAAGACAAAAGACTACTGTCTTTCCCTTTACCATCTCTCTCGCTTTCGCATAGTCCCATTCGGGTTCTTTGCTCACGGCTGGTGCCTTTGCCTTTACTGTAAATCCTTTTGCCATAACTTAATCAAGTTTGAATTTGAATCGATTCATTCAGAATCATAACGCATTATCTATAAGAAGTCAATATTATCTCTCAACTTCACTTATGATAATACAATCCCCCTCAACCTCCATATTTACTTCCGTCCCCTCATACCAACCATACTCACTTAAGATCCACTCAGGAATCTTTACATAATACTCCCCACTTACTGGATCGACCTCTACGGTCGTAAAATTTTTCTCCGGATTTTTTTGCATATCAGGTATTTCTATTTTCGGTTTTGCTTTATATAGAAAAACATTGAGTTCTATAAAGAGGTCGCGAAAGCAAGACTTTATAGCTTAGAGGGACCCAGTGGTTTTATATACACACCCCCGCCAGGGGCGGCGGCGGGGGCGGCGGCACTGCCTACCACGAACCCACTGCCCCGTCAAGCACCCCTGTGCCAGTAGGGGGTCTGACCCCTAACTGAACATTGCCTCCATCAGATCCTCCCACGTATGAAACGCCGTTGGATTAGAAGGGACGGGAGACGCCTTAGGGGCGTCAGACAACAAGCACGCCCAAGCATTGACGTGGAAGGTGTACGGTTGAAACGTATTGTCATCCTCACAATACGCAAGACCCTGACGGGGGATCAGATCACCGTGCTTTGAAGCGTAGTTAAAGTTGCTGGTCATGGGTTCCTGTCGGTTGCTTGATAAGTGTACCATAAAAGGGGGGGATCCCCCTAACTAAACACAAGGTCCGCAATGGCGTTAACCACTACTTCGCAGTAGAACGCTTCAAACTCCCCTAGGTCGATCCGCTCACCATACATGTGACCGTAATCAGCAGCGAAGCGAGAAAACACGTCGGCATTCTCCCAAGCAAGCATCACCGCTTCATTCCAGGAAATGGTGCCGTTGGCGTCAGGGGTCGGATAGGTCATGGGTCGTTTGCGACTGAACTAATCTTAGGCGATGGGAAGCGGGAACCATGGCAGGTTCCCGGGATTGTTCATAAAGCGTAATGTTTATATCTTAATCAGAAATTATCGCAGAAAACATAACCATCTTCGATTGAATAATCATAATACAGTTGATCCCACGTTGCTTCCCAATCAACTACAACAAAGGAAGGAATGTCCAGGCAGTAACAGTCACTAACTAGCGATTCTGCAAACTCAGCACCAGACTCAAATTCTCCCTGATAAGCATCTTCGAAAGACTCAACATTCTCCTCCCCATAAAGTTCAATGAATGCCTCAATCGCAGCGGCAGGGTAAGTTTCAAGCAGCGAATCAATTGCCTCCTGATTGTCAGCATCCTCCGCTTCAATTGTTTCACTAGCAGGAACAATCGTGCCCTTTGCTTCTAAGATAGCAGTGTAGAAGTCGGTGAATTTAAGTTTGCCGTCTATTTCATAACCACAAGCACGACATTGTTCTGAGCGGGATTTACCCTCTGCCTGCA